CATCTAGGGTTGTGAGCATGTTTTCAATTAGATTGAATTCAAAACTCGTGCTTCCCAAGTCCCAATCGGGTGGTAAAAAATCTGGGAAATCACCTCTTAGCTTGCTCTCTTCAAAGTCTTTGGTGTGACCTTCGTATATTCTCACTCTAAACTTGAAGTCGAATGACGTATTTATATTTTGTACTGTAGGTATACTAGTATTCCACAGGAATTGAACTGCGGAATCATCGTATTCGTCCACTCCTTCGTCTACGTTGAATGGATCGCTTGAAGCTTCTGCGTTTTTAAGCGTGTTATCGCTTATTCTCAAAGAGGTTATCTTGACGTCTCTAATTGGATTAACTCCCGTTACAGCTCGTGAGGCTTCTCTGTACCCATTGTTTGTGCCACTTGAGTATTGATTCAGGGCGTTGACGGCGTATACCCTAAGGTGATACGTGCCGTCTACAGAAGGTATAAATGTTCCACTCGGAGTCCCCGTGGAATAAATTTTATCAACTAAATATTGATCATCTGGCACAGCCGACGAGCCAAAAGCGTCTTTTTTAGCGTAGACCGCGTAGTAGCTTAAGCCTTTAAGTCCGTCAGTTTCTTCAGATTCTTCAATGCTGTAATTTATCTCTTTGGTATTCGGAGCTCCAGTTGGAGAGGTGACGCTAGTTATTGTCAGCTTGTGTGGGGTCTTGGGGATATTTAAATTTAATTGGTTTGTATAAGCTAAAGAAGAATCAATGTTTTCATATTTTTCTTCTGTGTATTCTACGCCTGAGACCTCGTATTTATTAACTTCTTTTTCTACTATGTTGATAGCTCTGTAGAGTTTGTTTTGGTTTTGCTTCTCCTGTATATCTACATTGTTTTGAGTCGCAACGCCTACCCCCAGTATGCTCCAAGACATATTGTCTGTTATAGAGCCTACGCCGTTTATCAAAGTGGCAGAGTCGTTTATACAGTTAGAGCAATTTATAGTAATTAAAGACTTGCCTGAGCCGTTAGAGTTGTATGTAACATCACTATTGGTTATTGTGAATTTTTGTACATGTTTATTTCTTATGAATTGAGCGTCCGCTTCCCCAAATGTTTCAGGGTTGCTCATGTCTACTTGACTAGAGTCGTAAAAGAAAGATGGTGCTGATATAGTTAGCTCGTAATCTCTATTCGCGTCAAGAGCCTCTAAGTCTCCATCTAACAGAATAGTAAATTGACTATTTGTATTTTTTGTAAATGTATTTACCCTGCCGCCTCTACGTTTAATAAGTCTGTTGCTGTCTGCGACTGTGAATACGTCTCCCGGTCTTAACATGGAACCTTCCATACCTGTTGTAAAGGCTACGGTTTCAGTCTCCATTTTTTCAGTGTTTAATATCCATTGTCCGAGTCGTCGCGCCTGACCTCTACTTGTGCAGCCGAATGCTGTAATATCTTTTTCTTTGATTCCGTATCTTCTTATTCCGTCAGCATCATCTACGTACTCTACGTCAGGTTGGTAAAAGTTATCTTTATCATTGTATCTAACAACCGCCACTGTATGCCTAACCCTCTTGCTCGTGGTCGTGTAGTTAAAGTCTCCATTTTCAACGTTGGAGTTATTGAATAAAAATAAAGGCTGTTTCTTGCTGTCTTGTACGACGTATATGCTACCCGATTGGTAATATATCATCGACCTGAAGACGCTGGCCATGTCGTTTAAAACTTGGTACGCGTCTTCTCTGGAGCCTATAAAAACGTTGCAACTAAACCTAGGTTCAAGGCCTCCGTTCCCATCAGGAACTAGTTCGTCGCAGTATTGCGCGATCTCGTAAAGAGTCCATTTGTCTATGTTTATTTCGTCTATGTATTTACCTAGCCCGTATCTTTTATTTGTTAATAAATCGTAAAAACACCACGCTGGGTTGTCTGTCCAATATAAACCTTTAGCTCTGTTATTTCCTATAGCTTGGCATCCGGTTTGATTTTCCCAGTCTGTGCAAGACTTGCCGTATTGAACATCTGTTCCTGTGACTTCGTCAGAAAAAGTTCCATTCCAAGTAGACCAATATGTTCTAGTTACTGGATCATAGTTAGATGGTATTCTGACTTTTTGCAATCTTACGTCATAAATTCTTTCGGGGAGTTGACTGAACGTGTCTGCATCGAAGGAGTTTTTGATAACAAAACTTTGTGGATACATAAGGGAGCAGCTCGTATACTCCGTGATTGTATCAATAATAGTTTCGTTAACGACGTCTGGGTTTGTAGGCTCTGGCGTATTCCTTATGATTTTTATTTCCCAGCCTATGAATCCTTCGTCAGAACCATAGTTTTTATATGCGTCTGTTAAATTTAAAAAGTAATCTCTAGTGTAAGGAGTAGAAAAACTACCTCTTATAACTTCCGTATAATCAGAAATAAAATCTACTTTTCTATTAGAAAATAAAGGCCTATAAAAGAAAGAGATATGAACCGCTGAATCTAGTAATTCACCATAGTTTTCGTTGGGCTTTTTCGCGGTGCCTTTGTATCTATCCACCCTCCCAAGTCTGCCGACTTTAACTCCTACGACTATTTTATCGCAATACTTATTTATTACTTGATAGAATTTATCATTGGCTTCGGTGCCTCCGTCTTGGCCTCTTATCCTTTCATTGATCGACCTTACTTTGGACGACCCTAAACCAGAAGTTCTAACTGCGTTTTGATCGGTTATTACATTTATGTCAGCGAAGTTAAATTTCCCGTTGTGATGATCTAGGATAGGCGTTTTGTTCCAGTATATAGAGGCCAGCTTGGCTAAATTTGTGTCGGTGTTTAACTGTCTTACGGTGGCTCCAGCGTACCCTATCAAGCCTTTCTTTGATTTGTTTTGATCGAAATCGTACTCATGGGTCACCAAGCCTTCTATGCCGTCTTCAGAAATCAAGTCTACTACGACAGCCTTGGCCAGCGTCATATACCTAGGGGTATCGTCGTCTGGGGTTCCATCGGCTGGGTCTACGTAATGAACGCCTTTTACTTTGACGCTTTTGGTGCCGTCAGAATTGTCTTCTCTTAAGCCTAATTCGTTGATAATAGTTTCTGTTTGCGCGTGGTTACGCGTAAACATATGCAAAAATAAATGGCCAAACTTTTTATTGCTCATAATCTAAACCTTTATCTTGAAGCGGCCTCCACATCGCGTATAAATAATTTGTCTGGCTCTGGATTAAAGGTTCCCCCTTTGTAAACCATCCAGTCATAATTTATCTGCTCAAAAGCTATCGCTAGAGAGCCTAACATCATTCTGCCGTACCCCAAGGGTACAGGTCCACCTGGGTTATATGTGTTAGCGGGTCCATTAAAGAGGTAAGACTCTTTCTTGTTGACACCTTGTATTTCTTTAAAATCCTCAAACTCTGGCGGCTCCGCCATCATATTCGCCAACCCCGTTAACACAGCAAACACTCCAAGCTGCACCAGCAGACCGCTTTGCATAGATATGCCAGCTCCGATCATTAACGCGCCGCCGACTATGAGTAAGCTATCTTTCTCATCACCGCCGCCCGCACCCTCTAACACGGGGACTATATCTATTCTTTTCATTTTCTTTTTGAGAAAAATTTCAGAGTTATTTATATCATCTAGGTTCTCTAGAGGTTTTGACAGCAAATTCTCTTCGTCTACCAAAACTTTATACTTAATGTTTTGTTTTTCGTTCAGAGCTACTTTCTTGATAAATTCTCGCTTGGACAAAACGTCCACCGCATGCAAAGCTTCTGAGAAAGAATCTACTTTAACTTCGTATTCCTTTTGCTTTGTTGCTTCGGCTAGATTTCCGTGCAAAACTATTTTTGTTAAACTGACGTCCATGATTTATGCCTTATTATGTGACTTGTTAATTTTTTATATTTATCTGAATACTCCTCTATTCTAGAAAAGCTCTTTTCTGGTTGATGCAGTATTAAATTGTCTCCTACGTACAGTGCTATGTGCGCTGAGGGCGCGTCTTTTTTTAATCTTATTAAAATACAATCGTACTTGTTGGGGCTCTTGGCTTCGTAGAAACCCTCTGATTTAAAATGTTTATCAAACAAGTCTCCTAGATTGGATTTCCAGTTTTCATCTCTTTTATAATTATTTAAAATTATGTTTAGCTCTTGTTTGTAGAAGTCTCTAACCAGCGCAAAACAGTCCGTGCTTCCTATCTCAAAAGTTCTACCTATGTATTGGTTAAAAGTGGAAAGGTTTGGATCAAATTGACTAAAGCTATTGTCCCTCAAGGAGTACAGAACATATTTTAAATTATGAGATATACTATTGAACTTATCAAACTCAGAAAAAATTGGGTCTGTAACTGGGTGAGAATGGTAAACGGCTTTAATGTCGCCTTGTGCCGCTGCTGCAACGTACTCTTCGGGAGCTATTGTAAATCTGTTTTCGTCGCTGGAAACATTTTGCGCTTTGTAAACTGCTCCGCTTGACAATATAAACCCACAGCATTCCCTAGGCGCTTCACTCCTAGCGTGCTGAATAATTTGAGTTTTAATTTCCGTGGTTAAGTTTATGTTGTACCTCCTCTTCTAGAAGTCGGGAAGGCTCCGATGGGTATTGGGTCTTCCCACCTCAGCTTGCATCCTTTAATTGTTTTTGAGCATTCATCTGCAAACCAATATGTTGAATTGGGCGGCGGATTACCTGAGTTTGAATTTCTTTTAGAAACGTAATAATAGTTTACCCCTTTTACATTTATTCTTACGGCGTCTCCCTTGCTGTAGCTTTCACTCCTTAGCCATAACGCAGGGGGTTGAGCAACGCCGTTTACTGGCGCTGGCAATTTAATATCAACACCAAGCTCTTTGGCTATATCTTCATCCTTGGCCGTGTAAAAAGGAGGCGCTCCACTGCTGTCGGGTACATCTTTGCACTCACAGTTATTGGGGGAGTAATGTATTTCACCTATCCCCGTCTTTTTGAGGCTGTCATATTCGTAGCAGCATCCCTCTCCTCTGTACGTCCAAACGCAGCTTTGCTCGGTGACTACTCTACCCGGCAATTTTAAATCTTGCACATCAAATGGACTAGCCAATTCAAACTCTACTGTATTTTTATTTTCTCCAGACTTTCTATCTATGTAATATATGTCTGGCGGGAAGTACGCGTTGGGGTCTGGATCGAAACCTTCTGGGGCGGGAGCAGTATTAGAAAGAAGTTCGGAGCCCGTACCAGTAATCGGGTTACTACAATCAGAGTAAAAGTTTTGACAATCCAAATACTTGGCAAAAGTTCTTGTCCGAGTCACTTTCGCTCCCACAAGGCTATCTAAGTCTCTTATGGCGTACTTTAGATATTTGATCTTTTCTTTCATTTCAGGCTTGAGGCCTTTGGGGTTTATAGTGACGGAAAGTTTTGGTGTGGGAGGTGACCCTTTAGCTGAAGTTTCAAATCCATCAGCTTTGATTGGCGCAGGGAAATACTCTACATTATTAAACCATATTGATGATTGTATTAGTTTTAAATTGTTGTGAAATCTAAGTCTTGTACTGTGGTCTTGCCCAGCATCATGATTTACAACCCTTTCGCTTCTGGCTATTAAGGCGGATATGTCTATCTCAAAAAGAACGATTAAAGCAGACGGCTCTAGAGACGTCGCTGTAGCCGCTACTTTTCTAATTGAGTTTTGAGCTGAGGTTGTATTCATTATTCTACCACTTCTTCGAAGGTCGCTTTGACGGAAAAGTTATCTTTAAAATTCATAGTAACATCCCAGCTTCTACAGACAAATAATTTTACTGATCCATAAGGAGAAGGCGGCGTAAAAGCAAACGCTTCTTGGGCTCCTCTCGTGTGTAGAAAATGAGCTATTGCTGAGACTTCCTTTTCGTCTCTTTTGTCAAAAGATAGAGATATTTTTATAAGCTCGCTGCTTATGTTCTGTGGCGTTCTCTGTTCGTATCCGTCGCCAAATTTGATAACGTCTACTTGGGGTTCTGTTGATACGCTGGCTGTATAACTGGGAATCCAGAAAAAATGAGGGACTGTTTTGTTATTGTAGGTCGTATGTCCGCCCCATTTAGCGGCACCAGTACTTGGGGTTTCTGTGTTTGAGCTCTCTAGGCTATAAAAGTGTTTGCCAGTATGAAAGTAAACGTCATTCTTGCTGGCTGTAATTCCCCCAGACCAATTTGGTATTTCATATATAGATGCCATATTCCTTTTTCCTCACTTTATTTTACACTTA